GAAATGTGGGATGGCAAAATGACTTGCCCTATCTTGAACGAAGTTCGTCCATGGTGGAAAGACAAGTCTCTTGAAGAGACAGCACGCAAGTATTGGGTAAAGCGTAGTTTCTATATGCAAGGTTTTGTCAAGCAAGACCCGCTAAATGAATCTGATTCTCCAGAAAATCCAATCCGTAAGTTCATTATGGGTCCGCAGATCTTTGCAATCATTAAGGCTGCACTAATGGATCCAGATATGGAAAACAGCCCAGTCGATTATATCAATGGTACTGACTTCATTGTCTCTAAGACAAGCAAGGGTGGTTTTGCTGATTATGGCACTTCGAAGTGGGCAAGAAAAGAATCGAGCCTTACAGAAGAAATGCAAGCAGCGATCGAACAATATGGTTTGGTTGATCTGTCAACATATCTTCCAAAGCGTCCGTCTGCCGAGCAATTGGCAATCATATTTGAAATGTTCCAAGAATCCCTTGATGGCGAATTGTATGATCCAGCACGCTGGAGCCAACATTACAAGCCATTCGGCTTCGATTCATCCGCAAGCGATGATCCCGAAGGCGGCGAAGGCAAGCGTGTAACACGTTCTGCACCAGCACGCCCAGCACCGGTTGCGGTACCTAAGGCTACTCCCGTAGTTGAAGCGGCCGATGACAATGATCCTCCGTTTGATGTAGATCCTCCTAAGACTGTAGTTAAGGAAGAAGTGGCAGCACCTGTAACAGCAGGCAAGTCTCCACAAGAAATCCTTGCAATGCTTCGTAACAGAAACAAGTAAGTCTTGACTAGGGGCAGGGTAAATACCTGCCCCATACATCTTAAGGAGAATCTATGGCAAAGCCATTTGACATTTCAAAATTCAGAAAATCTCTGACTAAAAACATTACAGGTATTTCTACAGGATTCAATGATCCAGACACATGGATTAGTACGGGTTCCTATGGACTTAACTTCCTTATCAGCGGCAATTTCTATCGTGGAATTCCGATGGGTAAGGTTTCGGTATTTGCAGGTGAATCCGGCGCTGGCAAATCGTATATCGTTTCCGGTAACATTGCGAAGGCTGCACAAGAGCAAGGCATTTTTGTTGTTATGATTGACACAGAAAACGCACTCGATGAAATGTGGCTTAAGGCGCTCGGCGTTGATACAAGTGAAGATAAGATGTTGCGTATTAGCGCGTCAATGGTAGATGAAGTAGCTAAAATCGTACATGATTTTGTTTCTGAATACAAGGCCAACTATCTAGACCTGCCGCGTGAACAACGACCAAAGATTCTTTTCGTTATTGATTCTATTGGTATGCTGTTGACCCCTACTGACATTAACCAGTTTCAGGCTGGAGATATGAAGGGCGATATGGGACGTAAGGCAAAGCAACTCAAGGCGTTTGTCTCGAACTGTGTAAACATGTTCGGTGATTTGAATATTGGTATGGCAGTTACAAACCATACCTACGCAAGTCAGGATATGTTTGATCCCGACGACAAGATTACCGGCGGATCAGGATTTATATTTGCTTCGAGCATCGTTATTGCAATGAAGAAATATAAGCTAAAAGAAGATGAAGATGGTAATAAGACTACGGGCGCCGATATTAGGGGCATTCGTGCAACCTGCAAGGTTGTAAAGACGAGATATTCTAAGCCTTTTGAATCTATTAAGATTGATATTCCCTGGGAATCTGGTATGAATCCTATCTCTGGTTTGTTTGACCTATTTGAGAAATCAGGTGTGTTAACCAAAGAGGGTAATAGGTATAAGTATATTTCCAAGAAGACAGGCGAGGAGATGAAGTATTTCCGCAAGGAGTGGAACGACTTAGAGAAGATGAAGGTAATTATGGATGAATTTACACAAGACGATCTGCATGCTGTAATTTTAGATTCGGATGCAGAGAAAATTGTGTTGGCAGTCGAGGAGGTATAATGGTAAACGATAATCATGAATTGTTATTAGAGTTGTGGGCTCGCATTAAATCCCACATTGCGCCAAAAGAGAGACTAGAAGTGGCAGACATCCTTGTAGTGGTGTTTGACGAGTTTAGTCTCGTAGATGAAAATCTGCTAGACGAAGATCTTGATAAAGAACTTCGTGCAGCGGCCAGAAGTCATCTTTCGGAAATTAACGAAGACGAAGACGAGGAATATGATGACGAAAACGGTTTCAGCTACTGAGTTTGGGGAGACACTTCTCTCAGCAGCCATTAGCAAGGATGCACAGAAATTCATAACGACAATCCAGCAGTATAATGACTCGATGAGAGATGTTACTGTGGGTGCAGATTACGTGAATTGGATTTCTGAGCCCGTAAACTTGACCAAGGTACATAAGGCCTTGGCGGATGACCTTGGTGTTCCTCCACGTGCTATGGCGATTAAGAGAGTACAGATGTCCAGAACTCAGCGAGCGGTTTTATTGGTACGCGCCATGGAATTGGCCGTAAAGCGAGTACATAAATTGTGAGTTCATGGTACTACAAGGTAACTGGAGATTTAAGCTTAATTCCCGACTTCATTGATCATTTTGAAAACGAGCTTGTAGAAGCTCGTAAAGAATTATCGTTGAAGGGGAAAAGCTTAGAACGACATGCCGCGGAACTTCCGGGACTTGTTGAACAGCGATTTGCTCAACTACAGGAAATCGAAGCAGTCCTTGAGTACCTGAACATACAATTACGAAAAGATAGATCAACCGAATTTAAAAAGTTCTTAGAAGCTTATCAGAAGTCTCTTAGTTCAAGGGATGCAGAGAAATATGTCGATGGCGTGGCAAGTATTGTTGATTCAACTATTCTTGTTAATGAAGTTGCCTTATTACGAAACAAATATCTAGCAATTAGTAAGGCATTTGAAGCTAAGAACTTCATGACTGGGCACATTATAAAATTAAGATGTGCAGGTCTGGATGATGCGAGCGTATAAATGGCAAAAACAACCTTACAGATTATCGATGAAGTAAATGTTCGATTTACTGATCTCGATGTTGTTTGCCGCCGTAAGATGGTGGAAACTCTTGAGTTCATGCTGCCATATGCACGCCACACACCGGCTTTTAAGTTAGGAAGATGGAACGGTAAGATGTCGTTCTGTGATATTGGCGGTCGTTCATATGTAAATCTTCTCGATAAATTGCTACCAATTGTTCAGCAATATGGATACGAGGTCGAAGTAGATGATCAACGACAACCGACTGCTAGTTTTGAATTTGAGGAAGTAGTCGAAGATAGTTATAGCCATTTTACCTGGCCAAAGGGTCATCCATTTGCCGGTGAACCTATAATGATTAAGGAACATCAACTTGATGTACTTAACTCTTACCTTGAGAACATTACAGGCATCAATATTGCTCCAACAGGCTCTGGGAAGACCCTGATTACGGCGATTCTTAGTGACAAAGTTCAACCTTACGGGCGCAGCATAGTGATTGTGCCAACAAAGGATTTAGTCACACAAACCGAAGAAGATTACATTAACCTTGGATTAGATGTGGGTGTATTCTTCGGTGACAGGAAAGAATATAAGAAGACCCACACAATATGCACATGGCAAAGTTTGGAAAGCCTATCAAAGCGTTCGAAAGAAATAGATTTAGAGATAGATATAAACGCTTTCTTCGAGGGCGTGGTCTGCGTTATAGTGGACGAGGTTCACAAAGCGAAAGCAGATGTATTGAGACGTCTATTGTCGACCTATTTAGCGAATGCTCCAATTCGTTGGGGCCTTACAGGGACAATGCCCGAAGAAGAAGCTGACCAAGTCGGTGTCGTGGCATGTATTGGCCCACTATTAGGTAAGATTAATACAAAAGAACTTCAAGATCTTGGTATACTTGCACAATTGCATGTTAATATCTGGCAATTGATGGATCTGGGCGAGGCCGCATTTGATAATTATCAGGCCGAACTAAAATGGTTAACTACAAGTTTGCCTAGATTAAAGTTTCTCGCAAAAGAGATTGCAACAATATCTGAAACCGGCAATACACTTATATTGGTTGATCGCGTGCAAACTGGCGAAATGTTACAATCACTTATACCAGATTCGATCTTCGTGTCTGGTAAGATGAAGTCAAAGGATCGTAAGGCAGAGTACAAGGAAGTCCAGGAGGTTGACGGGAAGGTTATTATAGCCACATATGGTGTGGCGTCTACAGGCATTAACATTGTCCGTATTTTTAACCTTGTCTTATTTGAGGCTGGAAAAAGCTTCGTCAGGGTAATTCAGAGTATCGGTAGAGGTATTAGAGTTGCACCTGATAAGGACTTTGTGAATGTATATGATGTATGTTCGAATTGTAAATTCTCTAAGCGACATTTGACGAAGCGTAAGAAGTTTTATAATGAAGCAGAATATCCTTATACGATAAAAAAGGTGCAATATTGAAACTTGTTGAGACTAATATTTCTTGGGGATTCTCAAATCTTATTGAAGTGTTCTTTAAGGCAAATAACCTTGATGTTAAATGTACGGGTCGCGGGGTTTCTAATATGAAACTTACACTCGAGTATGAAGAAGATTCTGATACAGCATTATCTATTACATTTATGTCTGTAAGGCATCTCGGATTTGAAAATATGTTATGTGATTATCTCAAGCGTTGCGGTGTCCCATACGAATTAATCCCCGTAGGGAACTCGCTTCCTAATAGGGATATGAAAAAATTAGATGCCGAGTGGGAAGAACATAGAAAACAACTAGGATTTAGATGAATATACTAACAAATGAAAATAAAGCATACAACTTAGATAAGATTCCCAACGAAATCGAGGATATTAGATATTGTGTATTAGACTACTCAGATCCAAAGAATCCGGATTACTTTTTCATACCACTTATCTTCTTAGAAAGTTTCTATGCGCCAGCAGTTGTATTAAAGATTGGACAATACACCGTACAGATGCCCTTGGATTGGTCTATCCTAGTATGCGATCAAGACTATAGCGATTTAGAATTGATGCCACTGACTAGCCTTAATGATAGAGGCTTTCATACAATGGTTTTTAATCCACTCAGGCATATGGTCCCTAGACCACAAGAAATAAATATTACAAACGTCTATGCTGAAGTGAAATGGTATTTCCCTAAATTAAAGAATGGTAATATACTTGTTGTGCCGGTTGAAGATAAACCTTTCCCAAATTGTGCATTATTTGTAAAAGAAACAAGCAAGTTACCCGATGTTATTGATATTGGAGCACTTTTTGAGTAACGAAGTAGGTGATTGGTTAGCAGGGTTCTTTGAAATGAATCCCGATGCCGTGGAAGTTGTCGAGGAAAAGCCTAAGAAGAAGGCAAGTACATTAACACTCGACATGGAATTGCCGGCTATGGATTTTTGTAATAAGAACTTCTATAGAGATCTTTCAGACGAACACAAGAAAGAAATTGGCATCTGGGTATTGATGCGGTTTATGAGCTCGTCGCAAGGAGATGCCGAACATCATATAATGATGGATAATGACCTAGTAAATCATAATTTCAATACATTATCTAAGCATCCCGAATTACAATGGAAGCTGCTTTCGATGTGTGGGACAAAGAAGAAGCAATATCATCCATGGATTGCACCACCGAAAGGTCTTAAGAAGAACCGAATCGAGGAAGCAATAATTTCCTTCTTTCCTTTATTAAAAGATGAGGATCTTGAATTAATTCTCCAGCTCAATACGCAA